GCCGGTCCCAACACGAGATATTTCATCTGCCTCCTACCTAGTAGAACTGAGGAAATTGACGACGCAAAAGCGCGAAGACGATCGCGTAGACGATCGAGTGCGTGAGTGCGGAAGTCACACTCGTCTGTCCCGACTGGAACACACCCTTGCTCCCCGGAGGTAAAGTAAGGAGAGCACCGGGGCTGAGAACCAGGAACAGAGACGTGCTGACGAGGAGATCGGTCTTGGTCAGGACGAGGCCCATGGCCTTCGCGATCATGCTGTACACGACAAAGAACACGAGTGCGTGGAAAAACACCGCGTGCGTGTTCGTCTTTTGGTTTGCGAACGAAAGCTTTTCCCCGTTGGTCGTGATGAGAACACCGGGGCTGAGCGTTAAAAAAAGAGCGGCTGGGATGGCGACGCGTTGAGCGGTGAGGTTCGGTAACATTTAATATACATCCATATAATTTTTACACAGGTTTAGAAAGCTATTAAACGTCGCCCCTCGCATCACCCTCTCGTGCAGACCGTTGTCGTCGACCACGCGCCTGACATGTTTCCACACGTGCGCGAGTCTCTCTTCGAACCACTCCGTCTGCTCCTGATACTCCCACGTCACCCGCGGTACAGTATCGGCGTCGTGTTCCATGTGACAAAACTCCACGAAATCCACGAACTGGCCTGAGTGATGGATTCCTGCGTCGTAAAGGAGAAGTTCAATGGTATGCCACATTCGAGTGAGTTCATCTGAGTATTCGACTTCCCAATCTTCGATATTCAGAGGAGCGTCTTCGCGGGAGACATCTTCGTCACTGCCGTCAGCGTCTAATCCGGTGTTGGCCTCCCACACGTACTGACTCCACACCATTATACATCTTTAGGGGGCTTCTCTTTTATGCCTGTCAGAGAGAGACTCGTCGACTCCTTCGTCTGCAGGTTATCCTTGATGGCGTTTAAAGCTCCTTCGACCTTGACCTCGTCGCCGGAGAAGAAGGACATGAGACCGGCGGAGATGGCCTCCTTGTTCATGGTACCCTTGCGCACGGATTTGCGCAGGTTGATTTTACCTTTCCTGAGGTTGATGGTATCAATGCCCTGATCGACCATGGCTTTCTTCACGCGCTCCTTGAGCCGCTTCTCTTCCTGGTTGAGGATCTTGATATCAGATTTCGCATCGGAAAGTTGCTTGGTGAGCTCCACCAACTTCGAGACGGTGTCGGAGAGATCGTTGGATACGTTAGTCATTTGATTACTACTACGCTCTAATCTTTAAGTTGTTAGGCGCAGAGACCGCGCTGCATGAGATCAGGGACGATGGTGGAGTTGTTCCACACGAAGGGCTCCTTGGGGTTAGGAGGGTCCTTGCGGATCTGCTGGTTGGCGTTGCGAAGCGCGCCGCCGACGGTCTCGGGGAAACCGATCTGCTGGCGGGGATCGAGGAAGTTCTGACCCGCGAGGACGTCCTCTGGGGCAAACTGACCGAAATCCTCCTCGGAGGCGATCTCACGGGGGAGAAGAGAGGAGGCGAGGCCGGTGCCCTGGCTCATGCCGGCAGAGGGACCCGCGGCGGGACCCACGGAGGGACCGATGGACGCGTACTCGCGCTCGGAAATGGTGTAAGAAGATTTGGAGTTGAGATTGCAGAGGAGGAAGACGAGTGCGGCCACGGCGATCAACATCATAATCGATTGGTTACGACCCTTGAACATCTTTGTTATATATTAACAATTTATTTTTTACTGGTCCTCGTCATCGACAAAAGCGTAGTCGTCTGGGTATGTGTCGAGGATCGGCTCGGGGTGGAGCCTGACCTGGACGAGATTCCATGTGGCGGCAAAATTTTTCTTGGCGAACCAGATCCCCGAGAATTCGAGGATGACGTCGCACGACCTGTCCTTCTGGAGAGATTCGATGTCGACCGCCTGCTGCTTGGCGTCAAAAATCTTGGTCGCGTCGATGCGCTCGCACTCGATCTTATCATCCGGCGACGCGCTGGAAGTGTACGCCGCCCTGATGACAGTCTCGGACAATTCCTTGCCGAACCATTCGGCCGAGTGCTCGATCGCGGCGTCGACGTTCTGTGTGTCGATCATGCTCACCTTCCCGGAGTTGATGTCCGAGACGAGGTCGAGGAAGATCTCATCACCGACATCGGAGATCTTGACGCCGTTGAGCTGGATGAGTACCTTGCGTTTGGTATCGTTGCGGGCCTTCACGAAGCGGAGGCCGTCGTCGTTCTTGCTGATAGTATCGAAAATCATCTTATTGTACTGTACCCACGGCTCATCTTTTTAAGCCAACGAAAGGGATGGCAGCCGCCTTGTTTATGATCGCGTTCGACACCCACTTGTTTCTCCTGGGTTTGTGACCGTACAGTGTCCTGCGCACGTTGATTTTCTTTGGCAATTTCTTTCCCTTCTTCGGCCTGAGGTTTACCTCGTTTTTCACGTAAGAGTTGTCGATCACATTTTTCCATCTCAGCGTTTTCAAATTGAACTCCTTGTTCCCCGACGACTTTCGGTACCCTCGGACCTTGACGTCACTGGACGTCGTCCTCAGACCGTGTACGAAATGCCTCGAAAGCCGTTCCTTCGACGGGGTCGTCGTGTACTTTTTGTACTTGTACGGGTCGATCTTCGCGGCTTTGCGCATGGACACGCGGCCGTCTTTTTTCGTCGCCGGTCGCCTCCTGGTGATTTTAGTGCGAACGCGTTTGAAAATAGCCTCGATCGAATCGTCGTTCTTCACACCCTTGACGAAAAGCTTGGAGAGTTTCAACAGGCGTTGGCGATCCTTCTCTTTCTTCTCCGGTCGGAGTTTCAGTTTGTGCATCAAGTAAATATCTTCCACGAGAAACTCCTTACTGGCGATGAAAACTTTCCTGTCGGTGACCGTCTTACCGGTGTCTAGGTTGCGATACTTGACACCCCTCTGACGCGAAAGGACCACCTCGTACCCGAACTCCTTGGGTCGCATGAACGGGATGTCTAGGATCCCGCCTATCCTCTTGCCTTCGACCTTACCCGTCTTCGTGGAGAGGTACTTGACGCGGTTCAAGTCCAGCGCGAAGAGCTCGACGTCGATGAACACGTCACCCGCGCTCGGTTTATCGTCCTTCCGGATCTTTTTCTTCTTGATCAAGTGGAACCGCCTCGTCACCCACGGACCCTTGGGTTCGAAACCTATACCCAGGAAATTGAAGATCTTGGCGTGTTTGCGCCGCATGGACTGGATCCGCCGTTTGACCTGGGTGTCGAGGCGTTTCGCCACCTGGCCGATTTTGTCCCACATGATCAGTTTCGTACCCTGGAGTTTACCAAAAAACTTGGGACTCACGGACATGCGCGGGACGAACTTCGCGTCTATGTCACTGGTCACGACCCTGTCAGTCTTACACGCGTACATGTTGAAAGCCTCACCGCCGGAGATGACCAGATCACCGCTCGTCGCCATGTGACTCGAGATTTCACCCACGGCTTTTAGGATGATATCCCGTATGCTGTCGGTGATGAGGACGTACATGAATTTTTCATACGTCTTTGACGCGTGCTTCGACTTGACCCGGGCCCTGAACTTCTTCTGCAGACCCTTATCGAAGTACTCCTTGAGCTTCGCGTCCCTGAAGAATAGGTGTTCGTGTATGAACCTGTCCCTGGCGGACTTGCAATAGATGACTTCGTCCATTATTATATTGGGATATATTAATATGGTCTGCACGGTGATCGACGAGTGCAGATGTTACCAGCTCAGGGGTAACCCTAACCAGTTCTGCGGGGTGCGCAGGGGGGACCGGGTGTTGCGGTGCCCGGAGGATTGCTGCGCAGGCGGGTGCGTCTCAGACGGTTCGAGACCCCCGTTCAGGTACATCGACGTACCTGACATCATCGACACAGAACCTCTCAAGACGATGGACCGCGACGTCGCGATGAACCACATATTACGTGTGTTCATATGCATGTGTGTCGTGCTCATTTTTGACTTAAAGATTAGGGGTCTAAGAAAGGTATAAGATGTCCCTCGAATCCATTCAGACCGAACTTTCCGCCCTCCGCGTCGATGTTAAGAACCTCGCCAAGCTGGTTCGCAAGATCAGGAGCACCCAGGATGACCCCGACGGCGAGAAGGCGAAGAAGCGCGCGGAGAACAACGGCTTCAACCGCAAGCAGGAGATCACCCCCGCGCTTCGCGCTTTCCTCGAACTGCCCGACGGTGAACTCGTCTCCCGCTCCGAGGTGACGAAGAGCGTCAACAAGTACATCACCGAAAAGGGTCTCAAGCACCCCGAGAACGGCCGCCAGATCATCATGGACGACAAGCTCAAGGAACTCCTCGCCCCGCCCGAAGGTGTGGTCGTCACCTACCTCAACCTCCAGAAGTACCTCTCGCCTCACTACGTGAAGAAGGCTTAAAAAAATAACGTTACATAGTATTAATAAGAAATGATCGATAAAGCTCAAATCGAGCAAGTTGTTGGTACAAAGATTAAGAATCTATCCTTGTACCAAAGAGCTTTCACTCATAAATCGGCGTTGAAAGAAAATGAACACCTGACCGAATCGTTCGAAACCCTAGAATTCATCGGCGATTCGGTCCTCGGATTCGTGATTACAAAATACCTCTTCGATCGGTATGAAAACAAACAGGAAGGGTTCCTCACGAAGGCGCGTACCAAGCTCGTTCGTGGCGAAACACTGGCGCACATAGCCAATCATCTGGGCCTGGGCAAGTACGTCATCATGGACGAGAAGGGTATGCGTAATAACTGGAACACGAACGTGAAAATCCTCGAGGATGTTTTCGAGGCTCTCGTCGGCGCCTTGTATATGGATATCGGTCTTATCCACGCGAAAGAGTTTATCCTTCGGTTGTACCAGGACCCGGAGGTCATCGACATGGGAACCATCATGATCGACGATAACTTCAAGGATCATCTCATGCGATACTGTCAGGTGAACAACTGGGAACTGCCGGATTACAGAGTCTCAGGGCACCACGAGGGGATTTTCTACATAGATATTTACATCCAAAATTCATTTTTCGCTCGGGGTGCGGCGCGGT